ATGATTAAAATGATTAAATACTATAAGTAATCATTTTTTAATAATCATTATTTATGGATATTATTATTATTTTTATGGCAAATTTAAAGCCAAAACAATAAAAAACAGCTAATAACTGTATAAAATTATTATAAATAAATAGATGGAGGATGAACGATGATAGTAAAAGAAATGATATTTAATAATGAAAGTTATAATTATATTTCAGGAAATGACATATCTGGAAGAGGTTATGTGCCTATTTTAGATAGATTAGATGTTGCTGAACAAGCAATTGCTTATTTAATTAAGGAAAACAAACAACTGAAACAACAATTGTGGCAAGAAAAGAAAGATAGTTTATATATCTGTGATTAAATAATAGTATATATACCTTAAAAACCAGTATTTTAACCTTAAAACGCATATAAAAACTCATTATATAAGATTATATAACAATCTATATAGTATTTTTGATATGCGTTTATAAACTATAAAGTATTCATAAAAATGAAAGGTTGGTTAGAATGCAAACTCTTTCATATCAAGCTTGGATATATTGGGTTACTAACCAACTACAAGCAAAAAATAGGTGAGTCAGTAAAGGTGAAATTTATTTCTTAAATCTCGCTTGGGCCTTAAACTGACAAACTAAATAACTAAAATGAAAAATAAAGATAAACAAAAGAAAGAAGTAAAGTATGATGAAGAAGGCAGAGAGATAATTGCTGAAAATATAAAATTTACAATAGAGGCAGCTATTACAACCTTAGAATATTTAGAATAATTTCTATTATATACTCTAATATATATATTATAACATATACATTAAAATGGTAACATATAAAACAACAGATGAAGATGAAGAAAATGATTTTGATATTGATAATTTTGAAGACGAGGAAGAAGGAGATGATGACGAATGACTAACGGAATTTGGTCAGTAGGAAGTGTAACTGACTTTGTTGGTAATCTCGTAGGATGGACAAATATTCCTGTCGGGATAAGTGGCACAACATTTAGTAATCTTGTGGAACAAGTTATAAATTATTGTGAATTATATGCGACAGTAACAATTACATCGTCAGCAATACCTGAAGTTTATCAACCTGCAATAATAGACCTTTCACATAGTAAATTATTATTTGCAATAGAAGCAAATAATGGTGGTATAGGAAATGTAAGTTTAGGAGAATTGACAATAGGAGCAGGAAATAGTGGATATGTTGAATTAGCAAAACAACTTAGAGAAGATGGAGATAAACGTCTTCATGAATTACAAAGAACAATTAGAACAAAAAGAGTTATAGGAGGATATTAATATGAATGGATTACAATATATGGCAATCAGTGGAAACATGATAGAATTAGGAGTTACAGGTTCACAAGCACTACAATTAGTGTTATTATGTGGAGTAGCAAACGGTTCAGTAGTAGTTCCAATATCAGTAAGTGGTAATGGAGTGTTGCTTTAATTAAAATGACAAATACGGAAAAAGGTAAATTGTATATTAGCGGAATAGCAGTGAAAGAGGGAATTAGTAAGAACAATAGAAAGTATGTAGCTAAAGAGCTTGATAAATTTGCTAAGACTTTAAAAAAGAGACCTATAATGAAAGACCATTCGGGAACTACTGATTCTGTAATAGGTAAGGTTACTGAAGCAAGTTCTATCGATAATGGGAAGATGGTCACTTATAAAGGATGGGTTAAAGGTGAGGATATTATTGAAAAAATTAAAGATGGAAGAATATCGGAAGTAAGCATTGGTGCTTTTAGTAGAAGAATAGTTAGAGATAAGGAAGATGAGAATGTTATGATACCAATAGATATGGAAGCAATGGAATTATCAGTAACCCCAATTCCTGGAGTAAATGGAACATCAGTAATGCCACAAGAAAATAGCTCAAATTACAACATAAACCCAGCTAAAATCAACGATAATACTCAAATCAATACAAATACTCATAAAGATGAATCTACAGTAGAATTAGAGCATTTTAAAGAGAAAGAGAGTCAAGAATTAAATAATAAAAAGGAGCATTTAAAATACAACAAAATGGTAGATTACAAATTAATTGCAGAACTTCAAACACAAATTGAAGCTTTGAAGAAAAAAACAAATGTTAGTAATGAAGATGTGAGTACATCAGAGGATTTCGATGGTTATGTAATGGAACAATCTGAATCAGGTCGAGGTTACTCATTTTTTAAATATTACTAAGAGGCATAAAATGGAAAATATTAAAGACGATGGATTAAATACAGAATTTAATTTAATAGCTAAAGAAATAGATAAAGTATCAGACGTAGTATGTGAAACATTAGCAAGTTTAGGTATGGAGAATATAACAAGTATAGAAGTAAGTAAGTTACCTTCTGTGTTTGCAGTATTAAATAGAAAATTAGAAAAGAAGAACGAAGGAAAAGACTTTACTTTTGCAAAGGTAAGAGTAAATCCTTCAAATGGTCATAAATTACTTAGTGTAAATCCTGAAGCAACAGATATTAAAGTAGGAGATTGGGTATGTATTACAAAGATGAACGGTATAAACGATAGTACAAACATAGTTAAGTTAATGGAAAAATTAGAAGCAGTAGAAAATCAACCACTAATACCTCCATACGATGAACAAACAAAATTAAAGGAAATGGGAGTAAAGATGAGTAAAAATGGGCATTATATGTCAAGTAATATTAAAATGAAAGATTTAGATAAATACGTAGAAAGAGTAACTAATAAATTAAATGAGGAAGAAGCAAAAGAAACAATAGAATTCTTTGCTGCTAAGTTTAAAAAAACACCAATAGCTAATATTCATTCTGATAGTAACATATCAGACGAAGAAATAAATAAAATAATGGGAGAGTCAAATTAAAATGGAAACAAATCAAAAGATATTGGAAATTGTTAAAAAAGCCATTCTTGAAGTCAATGCAATTGAACCTTCAAGAGATGGACAAAATATGACAATGGAAGATTTTAGATACAAACAACTTGATTTTTGTCTTAATGAAGCACTTATTGCTGCACAATGTATAGCAGATGTGCCTGAATATTTAAGAGCAAAATCAACATATTAAATGAAAGGAGTAAAAAGATAATGAAATATAACGAAAAACTTGAAGCACAAGCTAAAAAGTTAATCGAAGAAAACTACATCTATGATAATGGATGTTTTTTCAAGGTTAGTTCAGAAGCAGAAGCAAAAGCACTTAGAGAACAAATAGCTCAAAGAAAGAAAAAGATAGCTTAGTTATTCATTATCTCAAATTATGATGAAAAAAAGAATGATGACATCAAATTCAGGCTTGGATTTGAAACAAACAACGGAAATGAATAAAGATTTAATAAAACAAATAGAATTATTAAAACAAACTATTAATTTATTAGAAGATATAAAAATTCAACAAGAAGAAAGAATAAAGAATTTCGAATTTAAATTAGAAAATATACAAAAAGCTATTTCTACAAATATTTTAATTTCAAATATTGAACAAAGGGAGAATTCTATTTATAATGATAGAGTTACTTATATAGGATGATACAATCAAGTACTTTTATCGAAAATATAGTGTTATTCATCAGGGATAAACTCAGAGCACAAATTACAGACCCAATTAGTAGAGCAGGTAGTGGAACATCATTTGTATTTACAAGTTATCCTAAAGTTCAAGTTCAATATCCAATTATAACAGTTAAACAATTAAATCTACAAACAAGAAAACTTGGAATGTCATCAGAAACTCATTTTGCTACAATAGGTTTAGAAGTAAGAATATGGGCAAGAAATAGTAAAGAGTGCGACGAATTAAGTAGTGACGTAGTAGATGCTTTAAGACAAGCAGAATATGGAAGTGAAGGAACAGATATTGAAGGCATATATGGTTTCCAAATAACTTCGATGACACCATTAGTAGAATTGAGTGGGGATAACACAATTCATAATAAAATATTAGGAGTAAAATATTCAGCAATATTAAGTTAAAATGAAATTCATAATTATAAATTTAAAAGGAGGTTTTAAACAATAAATGGCACTATATATAGCAGACGACAATAAATGTCTGTTTATGTACGAATCAGGAACATACGCAACAGTAAGTGGTACTTCAGGAAATTGGATGGGATTAGTAACTAATCATACACCAAAAGACGAAGAAAACGTAGTTCAACTTAGATATACAGGAACATTAAGTAGAGGAGTAGGTCAAATGGTAAACACTATAAAGAATTATGGTGGAACTGTAACATACTATCCTCAAGATATGAGAATGTTTAATTTTGCATTAGGTTCAGTAGTAGATTCTGGAAGCCCATCACCTTATACTCACGTAATCAGTGAAGTAGATAGTGATAGTGTTTACGCATATACATCAGGAACTGGAAGAAATCAAAACTTTGCATCTTTCACTATAGTAGATAGTAAGAAAGGAGTAAGTGATGGTGAATACCAAGTTAGAAAGTATAATGGATGTGTAGTAGATAGTCTTTCAATGAAAATCGCTAATGGAGAACCAGTAGAATGTGAATTGAATTATATGGCACAAAGTTTAACATTAGGAAGTAAGGCAAC